GTTTAATGTCGTCTTACCAAGACAAAAAAAAAGCTCAACACCATGAAGGGATAACCTTATCACTGATATTTACATGGCGAGAGCAGAAAAATAGAAAGCCCCAATTTATATACCGCCGGGGCTATAGCGGTTCATCACATCTAACTAAGGAACTTATCTAAAGTACTATCAACCTTTGACTTATTATATTTCGTTGTCTCGGAAGAAGACGACTCGGAGGAGGAATCGGAAGATAGAAACTCATTCATGATATTTTGTATATCCTCAGACGTATGTCTGGTGAATTGAGCTTCAATGTCTGGGACAGACTCTAGAAGTTCATCGCAAGAGGCGATGGCATCATCGCAAAGAACGGAGGGGCGACGGCGAGGCTTTAATTGGGTCTTTGGGAAAGACCCGGGAGTTCCGGGAACTGTATAGGTTAATACTAAGTCAGTTCCTGTTTCGGGATCAGTAATATCACCATAATCTGGATCTANAACATATCCCAATAGTGTTTCATATGCTGTCTTGCCATAAGCCCAAACCTTAACACCATCGGTTTCGGATCCACGAATAATCACTGGAGAGTAATATCGCTTACGAGCGAATAGCTTTTTAGCAGCATTTTTGGATTGATCATTGTTATTATCGACACCCTCTCTCCACAATTGAGAGGCAAAGTCGCAAATAGGACAATTTTCACCATAGTTTTTCTTAGGGCATAGAATGCCGGGGTTTTTTCCAACATTATAGTGGAAGTGAAATTCTTTGAACGGGTCTCCATCCGCTGTGGGAAGAATTCGAATTGTTTGGTCGCCTTCAGATGGACGCCATTTAGTTCCGCTGTTTTTACCAGCGTTCTTATTTTGAGAGTTATTAAGCTTTTGTCTCATTGCTTCAATATTAAGTGCCATGTTATTTTCTCCGTTATTTATGACGATGTTTTTTGTCCTCTCGGACTAAGGTGAGCAGAGTTTTAATCTTACTCCCATTTATATTATAACATTTTTACTTGTTGTTGTCAAGAAAAAAAAAAGAAAGTTTTTTTTCATTCGGAAACTTTCAAAAACCGACTATTTCTCGTAGAGGCAATTAGAAACTAAAAGTAGTGTTTCGCTCGGTAACTTTACCTTGNACAGTTTTCCANTTAAACTGTCGGAATTGCTTCTTATCAGTNTCAAATACAACTTCANTNCCAGTTTTTTGTTGCATTTCATTAATGGTTTGAGAATTAACCATTGAAGAGGGAAGATCACTTTGACGAATAAAGCTCATAGTGCGCTTTTCGCCGTTCAACTTAGTGAAAGTTCCAGTATAGATAGTTACGTTTTTGCTCATGTATCCTCCGTTTTTGATGTTTATGAGTAAGTTTTTTTTGACTTTTTCAAAGGGATGTAGTCAGTAACCGCAGTGTGATTTTTTGGGAGTTTCACTTCTCAATTAGTGTATATATATTATATCATATTATGATTGATTTGTCAAGTATTTTTTTTATTTTTTTTCTACTTCGCATTGACATTCACAATTTGGTTCACAAGAACACTCACATTCGGAAGTGTCTTTTTCCAACTCAGAACATCCGAGCATTGTGCATAAAAAGATAAGAATCATTTTTTTCCTTTGTTACTTTATTAATATAACATGTTGTGAAAGTTTGTCAAGTATTTTTTTTATTTTTTTTAGATGGATTCAACAAGTACTGTTGTTTTGTGTATTTTCAATCTATCTCCATTAATTCCACTTGGTGGTTTAATGGTAAAGTCTATTGTTCTGTCATTGTGCTTGTAGACAATCCTAATGTGATCATCTAAGTCTTGCAAAGTAATCTCCGATGTTGTGAGAGCAAAGCCATCGCTTGTGTTACAATTTAGAGTAATAAGTTTATCTGTCGTTAGAAGATATTTATCTCTGGCTTCAATGAGTAAATCGGTATCATTATTTTCAAAATGCTGTAATAACGATCTAAGTGCAGTAGCACTAAATTTTTGTACTTTCATATTTCCTCCGTTTATTGTACATTTATAATATAACATATTGTTAAGATTTGTCAAGTATTTTTTTAAAAATTATTTTAATTTTTAAATCACCATTGTGCGCATATATGACACGATCGGTGCTTTGCTTGGTGTATACTGTTTGATCTGCCCAATTTTCGATAAAATCAAACAATTGCTTCTCAGCATCTAAAGAACCATTTGATAGGTTGTCTAGTTTTTCTTCTTTTGGATCCTCATATATGTAACCAATTAGATTACCATGAGAATCTCTCTTTTCTGTCATTCTTTTACCAAGATGAGAAAATGTTCTTTCCTTCATTGTTTTCCCTTTATTTGTTGAACTTCTATAATATAACATAATACTAAATTATGTCAAGTAATTTTTTTATTTTTTTTCTTTTTACAAAATTAAAATCTTCTTTTTCACATCCGGCCAAATTCCAGCCACTATAGACCAAATTAGTTCTTCGACTGCCGTGTCCGTAATGCTTTGTTTCTTTTTTTGTATCTAGCCACATTACAATGGTCCTTGGTGTCATTCTCCATTTTGTAACCCAAACGGCTTCTTCACTATAACCAACAATAACACCCAATCTATTAGGTTTGTTGGTTATAGTGACTACTTCTCCTAACATTTTTCCTCCATTTATTGTATGAAATGAGTAAAATGAATCGCATAATAAAATGATTCGCCATATTCAGTTTTAAAAATTGTAAATGAAGATATAATTTTTTTATCTATATCATCCAAAATTTTTTGTTTGAATATATTCATCAAATTATTATTGTTTTTCATCTCCTCGTTGCTTACAATATTAATATAGCATGACTCGGTTATGTTGTCAAGAGGAAAGTATATTTTTTTTTCATCATTTTCAAAAGATCCATATTCAACCGTCATTATTCTAGAAATTTCTTTTTCTTCATGATGGGAGCCCATAAAAGGATTTGCCTTTCTGAAATAGAAAACGTTTTCTAAAGCATTAACAATAGCTTCATTTATTTTATCCCACATATTTTCCATTGTTATCGATGGCACGAATTTAGATATATCTTCGTTTGCAAACAGCCAAATTGAATTTAATAACCCAGATCTCGTATATTCTTGAAGAACATTATAGACAACTCTGTTCATCTTTTTTTGCCTCGGAGACAAAAGAATCTCTTCTGGATAAATGTATACTATATTTATTTTCTTATCTTTAATATATTCAAGCGCACGTAAAGAAGCCGAGGCAATTTTCCCGGCACCGCACACAAAAAACCAACATTCTTCTTCGGCGAAATCCAAGACCTCGGTTAGATCTGGTAAGTGTTCCTCGTATTCTTCTGGTGAGGAAAATTCTGGGATTTTCGAACCGGTGTTTATGGTTATTTTTTTATAACTATCATTGAATTTTTCTACTATATTACAACCAGCAGTACCCAAACCTATTAAAACCATTATACCCTCTCCATATCTTTATAATTCTTACTAAAATACATAGAAGATTGGAATATTCCTAACTCTGTGTCTTCGAAGATTTCCTGTAGTTGTGTGACAATTTTTCTATCGTCTTGGTGGAAGTCAATTGTTATTGAATCATGTACCATTGAGTGTACAAAAGATTTTCTACCCTTAAGAAATTTGTTGAGTTTAATCGCTTGTTTCAAACAGTTATCAGATGATACGCTCTGCAGTAGATAATTTAAAGCATGGAAATCATCAGAAGGAATAACACGACCCATAGGGGTATGTACCGCACCACCGTGGTAGTATCTATCTAGGACACTCTTTCTATCATAGAACCTCTCTGTTAGGTGATCTCTAGAATTAGGATTATATAGCCACGCAAAAAACCTTTGTTTCGCTTTATCTCTGGTGCCAATACCTCTGTATGCGTTTTCTAGATTCCAACTGTGTATATCTTCTTTTGGCTGTTGTTTCCCACACAGTGAAAGTAGAGTTCTTATCTCTGCGCCATTGAAGTCAAATTGTATAAACATGTTGTTTGTAGGTTTGACAATATCTGAGATTTCTTTTTTCAAATTTAATATAGGAAAAGTACTCTCCATGGTTGATAAGCGACCTGTTTTTGTACCCCAAATATTATAAAATATATAAGATTTTTGTCCACCAAACTTATCCCACAGTGTCTTTGCTTTAAAATCATTTTTAGAGTAATAAAACAATCGATTATTGTCAATATTTACTGGCCTCTGTTTAATTTCGCATATCATCTCGGAGAGATCTGAGAGAAACTTGTGATTCTTTGGTTTTTCGAAATTATTAAAAACGTATTCACAAATTTCATTTTTAATCTGACACCAGTGTAGTAGGTGCCTTTCTGGTATTAGATCAAACAAACATATATTCTCTATATTAATTTTTGCAATCGAGGTTGCTTTTATAAAAGCTTTTATTCTGTCTCTATATACCTCGTAACGATCTTTGAGGTTATCCGGGCAGACATTATCCAGAGTTTGTCCGCCACAATATATTCTAGCATATTCACATTCTTTATTTGCTAGATGCGGAGACCAATCCCATGTACGAGAAAAAGATTCTTTAATATTTCCATAGTAAAAATCGTTTCCGGAATAGATTCCCAAGCAATCTTTTTTATCATCCAAAATCTGAAATAACATGTATCCTCCGTAAAATTATTTTGATTTTTTAGCTATCCGTTTTTTTATAATATCGTTAACCCCTCCCGGTTTCGATTTATAAACAGATCTATGCTGTTCATTAATATAACCTATTGCTCTTTGGATGTCAAATGTTTTTTTTAATTTTCTTCCATTTCTAGAAAATAATTGTCTATCTGTTTCTGAGAATCTTTCTCCTTCTTCATAGTGTCTCATAATAGTATAAAAATCAATCCAATAGCTATCATCAAAGATACTATTAAATTTTTCAAAACTAAGATCTTTTCTGAATATATTAGTGACATTTACTTTTTTATTACATACTTCTATTCTTTTTTCATAGTTATATCTATTATATAAAATAG